TACAGAAAACTCTGATAGAGCTTTTGAAGAAGAAGTAATGCTTGGTGGTTTCGGAACTGCAAACACTAAAGCGGAAGGTGCTGCAGTTGGATATGACGATGCACAAGAATCTTTCACAGCACGTTACACTCACGAGACAATTGCTCTCGCTTTCTCAATCACTGAGGAAGCTGTTGAGGATAACCTGTATGATAGAATCGCAACTCGTTATACAAAAGCACTAGCAAGATCTATGGCTAACACTAAGCAAATTAAAGCTGCTAACGTGTTAAATAATGGATTTAGTAGTTCTTACACAGGCGGAGATTCGGTTGAGCTTTTCTCAAGTGCTCACGTTTCAATCTCTTCTTCAAGTAACCGAAACGAACTAAGTACTGCTTCTGACTTGTCAGAGACATCATTAGAGCAAGCTCTAATTGATATCGCTGCTTTCAAAGACGAAAGAGGCTTAAAAGTAGCTGCTAGAGGAATGAAACTAATTATTCCTTCTGCTCTACAATTTACAGCTGAAAGACTTATGAAATCAGGTCAAAGAGTTGGTACTGCAGATAATGACATCAACGCTGTTAAATCTATGGGAATGGTTCCACAGGGATACACTGTGAACAACTTCCTAACTGATACAGATGCTTGGTTCATTAAAACTGATGTTCCTAATGGAATGAAGCACATGGTCCGTGCGCCGATTAAAACGGCAATGGAAGGTGACTTCGACACAGGAAACATGAGATACAAAGCTAGAGAAAGATACAGCTTCGGCTGGTCTGACTGGAGAGGTATCTTTGGTTCTGAAGGAGCGTAAGGTTAACTAACGCTAAATTAAACTAGGGGCGCTTCGGCGCCCCTTTTTATTTGCATTCCCTATATTAAAAGAGTATATTCATTAAACTGCACAAATTAAAAATAGTCAGCATGGACTCGTGCAGTAGACAAGGTCTCAGACTATGTTGGCGGAACGGAGACAAATATGGCTAACTCAACTTTTAGCGGAACGGTCAGATCAGAATCTGGTCTAAAGGTCGTTTCTAAAAATTCATCTACTGGTGCTTATACAGACAAAATGACGTTTGATTCATCTGGTAGAATGATCACTACAACTGGTTCACACCTGAAGTACACAGCTGCTTCTGGCTATGGACCTGCTGATTTAATCATCGGTAAAGGCGGAAGTTCTGCTGCTACAGCAGATCCTTTCTCTGAAAGCTCAAGTGCATTATTTCCATTAGGAACTAAACTAGTCTACAATGATAGAGAGTTCGTATATGGGGGTTGTGGTGGAACAGCAATTACTGCTGGTAAACTTGTGCAACACGTAACAGAAGTTGCTAACCACACAAACATGACTGCAACTGCAGCTGTTGATGCTGGTGAAACAGTAATATCTGTGGAAACAAATGGAACAGACCTTACAGCAAATCAATATGCTGAAGGTTATCTATTTGTTAATGATGTGAATGGTGAAGGGCAATGTTTGAGAGTTAAATCTCACTCTGCTCATGATCACTCAGCTGATCCAAGTGTTGAAATTACTTGTTACGATGATCTAAAAACAGCACTAACAACTAGTTCTCAATTAACACTTATGCCTAATGCATACGACAATCTTGTTGTAGCACCAACTACTCATACAGGTGCATGTGTGGGCGCAACAACTGTTGATATGACAGCTGACTATTATGGTTGGTTCCAAACTAAAGGACCAGCTGCATTGTTAACTGACGGTACTCTTACCCTAACATCACCAGCAGTTCGTTCAGACGGAACTGCAGGAGCAGTTGAAGTGTTAGATTCTGATGCAGACGCAGAAGGACAAGTTATCGGACAAGTTATGTGTGTCAGTGCTACTACTGAATACTCGTTAATTTGGATGAATATCTAACAAATAAATTATGTGGGCCTTCGGGCCCACAGTTTCTTGATTAAGGAGGGAAACAAATGGCGGATACAGTAACAGGACCAACTATTATGCAAGAAAATGATAATAGAGTGGTTATTAAAATAGTTCAACAATCAGACGGAACAGGAAAGACAACTGTCTTCGGTGATGTCTCAGCAATGGCAAACAACACAGTAACGGCTACTGCTTGTTTACACCTTGTACTACAAAGAATTTGGTTTTCTTGTCAAGGTGGAGATGGCGGAGATACGTACGCTCGTTTAGATGAAGAAGATGATGATGGTGATATTCCTATTTTAGGTTTAACCGGAACAGGCTATTGGGATTTCAGAGAGTTTGGTGGTTTAAAAACTGACAAATCAGCAAATACTAATGAAAGTGATGTTAACTTAGTAGTACCTGGAGCCGCTGATAGTGGTAACATGTACACAGTTATAGCAGAGTTTAAAAAACTATACGCTGGCTCATAATAAGGAGTAGCACATGGCAAACACTACTTCAGGAACAGCAACGTTCGATAAAACCTTTGCAATCGATGAGGTTGTAGAAGAGGCTTATCAACGAATTGGTATAGACCAATTAGATGGTTATCAAATAAAATCAGCAAGACGTTCTTTAAATATTATGTTTCAAGAATGGGGAAATAGAGGTTTGCACTATTGGGAATTAGATGAAACTAATGTTGATTTAATTGAAGGCCAAGCTCAGTATGTTTTTTATAGAGCTAGTGGTGATGGAACAAGTGCAACTACTACACCAACTAATGGTGTTTATGGTATGGATGATGTTCTTGAAGCAACCTATAGAACAGCCAGAACTCAAACTACACAACAAGACGTAGCTTTAACTAAAATTAATAGATCAACTTATTCTGGTATTTCTAATAAATTATCAAAGGGTCAACCAACACAATACTATGTGCAAAGACTAATTGATCGTGTAAATCTTTTTGTTTACCCAACCCCTAATTCAACAGCAGCTTCTGCTGATATGCATTTATATTTTGTAAAAAGAATTCAGGATGCAGGGGATTTTACAAATGCAACTGACATACCTTATCGCTTTGTACCTTCTATGGTATCTGGTTTAAGTTTTTATTTAGCCCAAAAAAGTAAACCTGAATTAGTACAACAAATGAAACTACTCTATGAAGATGAATTTAATCGTGCGTTGGTTGAAGATGGTTCTTCATCTAGTACTTATTTAACACCACAAGGATACTACCCAAATGTCTAATTTCGCATCAGGTAAAAAAGCAAAAGCAATATCCGATAGAAGTGGTATGGCTTTTCCTTACAATGAAATGTTAAAAGAATGGAATGGTTCTTTTGTGCATCAATCAGAGTTTGAAGCAAAGCACCCACAAATAGAAATGAGAGTTCATAAACCAGATAGACAAGCACTACAAAACGCAAGACCGGATAGAGAAGAGACAGCAGTTTCACGTTTGTTAGGACTAAATGCTTTTAAAACTGCTAACGCTGGTACAAGTGTAATAACTGTAACAGAAAGAGAGCATGGCCGCTCTAGTAGTGATACAGTTAGATTTAGAGATGTTGTTGGATTTGACGGTATTACAATTACAAACATAACTAGATCTACAGGGTATACAATTACAAAGGTCGATGACAATAGTTATACTTTTACCGTATCGACAGATACTGCAACAGTAGGTAATATAATAGGAGGAGGAGGGATAGCTTCAGCTGGTCCCGTGACTATAACAGCATGACAACTTATTCAGAACTAGTAGATCAAATTAGAAATTATTGTGAAACAGATAGTAATGTTTTCTCTACAGCTATTGTAAATGATTTTATAGAGCACGGTGAACTTAAAATATTTAGAGAAATCGATTTAGATGCATATAAGAAGTATAAAACAGCTAGTCTAACATCGAGCGACGCATTTGTAGCTATGCCTGGAGCTACACCAACTGACTTTGAATTCGCAAGATATATACATATATTTAGTCCTTCTGGCTCTTTAGGTGGACTTACTGATAATGAAAGGATTACTTTACAGAAAAAAGATTCTTCGTTTATAAATGAGTATTGGCCAAATCGGAACTCTACTGGTATTCCTAAATACTATGCAAACTGGGACAATGATACAATAATCCTTGCTCCAACACCGAATGCAGCTTATACTATCGAATTAGCGTATAATGCGCAACCAACAGGACTATCCTCAAGTAATACGACTACTTGGGTTAGCAACAACGCACCACAATTGTTGTTATATGCCTGCTTAATAGAAGCCTTTAAGTTTCTAAAAAACCCTGACATGTTGAATATATACACTGTAAGTTATAAAGAAGAACTTCAAACATTAGGTCAGGAACAAATGGGACGAAGAAGACGAGATGAATATATGGATGGAATAGTGCGGGTGCCTATGCCATCGCAAAACCCGTAAGGAGATAATACATGGCAAATGCAATATCAAATGTTTTTAAAGACCAACTTTTAAAAGGAAATCATAATTTTCAATCAGGTGGTGACACATATAAAATAGCTTTATACACTTCTTCTCGTACTGCAGCGGCAACAGATACTGGTTACAACACTACAAATGAATCGTCAGGAACAGGATATACAGCAGCAGGAAACACTTTAACAAATAATGGTGTTACTGGTGGTGCTTCTGCTTCTACTGCTTACATAGATTTTGCAGATTCTTCTTGGACTACAACTACAGTCACGTCAAGATACGCACTTATTTATCAATCATCAGGTGCAGCGGCAAGTGCTAGTGCAGCTGCTGTTTGTTGGTTAGACTTTGGTGGTGATTTTACTACAACAGCAGGTACATTTACAATTCAATTTCCAGCGGCAGGTACAAGTACGGCAGTAATAAGGTTGAGTTAGGGGTTTAGATGGCGTTTGTAATAAACGATAGGGTAAAAGAAACTTCAACCACAACCGGAACAGGTGCTTTATCTCTTGGTGGAGCAGCAGATGGTTTTGATACATTTGCAACAGGTATTGGTAATAGTAATGTAACTTACTATGCTTGTGTTCATGCAACGGAAGACGAATGGGAAGTTGGAATTGGAACACTAGATAGTGATAGTTCTGATTTAACTCGTACAACAGTTTTAACTAGTTCTAACAGCGACAGCGCTGTTGACTTTTCTTCAGGTACAAAATCTGTATTTTGTACAATGCCAGCAAGTAAAGTAGCTTATCAAGATAATAGTGGAAATTTCATTATAGGTACTGATGCTGCAGGCACAGACTATAATCTAACATTCAGAGGTGAAGACAACGATGGTGTTTTCACATGGATGGAAGACGAGGATTATTTTAAATTCTCTGACGAAGTCTTAATGAACAGTACTGAAAAGTTATTGTTTGGTGATACAGGTACTTATATACATC